CGGGGGGGGCGGGTCCAAAATCCTGAATCAGACGCCAGGGACCGCGCGGGGGGCAATACGCGCGCGTCCGCAGATCGAAATTGCGCCCTAGTTACGCCGAACTGATGCCCGCGCAGCGCAAACCGTCAGCCCTCCAAGAGCGGAAGGGCGCATTCCGCAAGGACCCGCAGCGACGGCGGCGGGACCCGAAGGGCAAGGGTGCACTTCCGGCGAATCCGCCGCGCCACTTGGCCCTCAACGAGAAGCTCGCTGAGACCTGGCGCGAGGTCGTCGCCTGGCTCCCGGCCGGGATCGCGACGGGCTCCGATCGATTCGTCGTCGAGCGCCTCGTGCGGCTACTTCACCGCTCGCGCTCCCGCGGCTCGTGGAAGGCGGCCGACGAGTCGCAGCTGCGGGCCTACCTCAATGCCCTCGGTCTGAGCCCCGCCGCGCGCGCGAACCTCGCCGGCGCCGGCAGCGACAAGCCGCCCGAGAACCCGTTCGCCCGCTTCGGCGGAGCGCGCGACCGAGGCACCGGTGCCGCTCTCCCGAACTAAGGCCGCCGCGTCAAAGCGAGCGACGCCGAAGCGCGTCGCCAAGAAGGCGCCACCTCGGCGTTCCCCCGCAAGCTCGCGCGTGAGCCGCTCGGAGCCGCCGCGGCCGCCACTTCGCCTATCCGTCGCCGAGCGCGCGCACCTCTACGCGCGGCGCGTCGCATCCGGCAAGGTCATAGCCTGCCGGTACGTCAGGCTCGCATGCAACCGACACCTGCGCGACCTCGAGCGCCAGGGCGCGGCCGACTTCCCGTACGTCTTCGACGAGGCGCGCGCCGAGGAGTTCTGCTCGTTCGCCGAGCTGCTCCCGCACATCAAGGGACCGAGGGCCGGGCAGCCGTTCATCCTCGAAGACTGGCAGGTTTTCGCCGCGTGCTCGATCTTCGGTTGGGTCAGTCCGGCCAGCGGCGCCCGACGATTCCGCCGCTTCTACATTGAGGTCGCCCGCGGCAACGGCAAGAGCTTTTTTCTCGCCGTCATCGCGCTCTACATGCTCGCCGCCGACGGCGAGAGCGGTGCCGAGGTCTACTCGGCCGCGACCACCCGGGATCAGGCGAAGATCGTCTTCAAGACCGCCCAGGAGATCGTCCGACGCTGCCCGGCGCTGCGGACCGCCCTCGGCGTCGAGTCGCAGGCGCACTCCATCACCCAGGCGAGCACGGCGTCCGTCTTCCTCGCGCTGTCTGCTGAGGACAACACCCTCGACGGCCTCAACACGCACTTCGGCTGCGTCGACGAGCTCCACGCGCACAAGACCCGTGGAGTGCACGACGTCCTCGAGACCTCGATCGCGAAGCGCCTCCAGTCGCTGCTCGGCATGATCACCACCGCCGGCGCCGATCGCAACGGCATCTGCTACGAAGTGCGCGGCGACCTGGTCCAGATCCTCGAAGGTCGCGCATCCGACGAGGCCTTCTTCGGTCTGATCTTCACGATCGACGAGACCGACGACTGGCGCGACGAGGCCTGCTGGCCGAAAGCGAATCCGAACCTCGGCGTCTCGGTCAACACCGAGACGCTGCGCATGCTTGCGAAGAAGGCCGAGCGCAACCCCGCTGCCCGCGCCGCCTTCCAGACCAAGCATCTCGACGTCTGGGTCAACGCCAACGCCGCGCTCTACGATCTCGACAGGTGGATTGCCCTCGGCGATCGGGACCTCGACGAGGAGCAGTTCCTCGGCCAGGAGTGCATCACCGCCGTCGACCTCGCTTCGAAGAACGACCTCGCGGCCCGCGTCAACGTCTTCCGGCTCGAGACCGAGGACGGCAAGCCCACGTATGCCGTCTTCGCGCGGACCTACACCAACCAGGCCTACATCGACGCCGCGCGAATCTCCGAGATCGGCGCGTGGGAGATCGGCGGCTGGCTCGACGTCAGCCCTGGGGACTCGACCGACCACCAGCGGATCGAACAAGGCCTCCTCGACGACGCTTCACGCTTCGAGCTCCGCGAGGTCGGATTCGACACCTATCAGGCGGTCGGCATGATGCAGCGCGCAATGGCCGCGGGACTGCCGGTAGTCGAGATCCCGATGACGGTCAAACAGCTGAGCGAGGCGACCAAGGAACTCGCGGACCTCATCCTCGAGGGCCGCATCGTCCACAACGGAGACCCCGTGCTCGCCGCCGCGATCGGCAACGTCGTCGGACACTACGACGTCAAGGAGAACGTGTTCCCCCGCAAGGAACGCCCCGACCAGAAGATCGACCCAGCGGTAGCGCTGATCATGGCGCTATCGCGGTGGCGGATGGCCGGGGACGACCAAACGCTAGACGAAAGCCCGGTGAGCTTCCTGTGACCACGCTCCGCCGCCTTCGCCTGCTCGACACCATCGAGACCATCGCCGGCCTCGCCATGATGCTCTGGGCGTTTGCCCAGGTCTCGTTCGCGCTCGCTGTCGGCGTCGCCGGCGGCTTCCTGTTCGTCTTCGGGCTCTGGGGACGGAGGGCTACCTAATGGGACTCGTCTCGACACTCTTCGAGGGCCTCCGCGGCGGCTTGCAAGCTGCTGGCGATTCGCCGAGCGAAGACAGCTATTTCACCTCCGGCCCTGCTTTCCCGAGTTCGACCGGCATCTTCGTCACGCCCTCGCTCGCCTTCCAGGTCTCGGCTGTCTTCCGGGCGGTAACGATCCTTGCCGACATCTCGACTCTGCCGCTGATCACCTACCAAGAGCTCGGAGATGGGGGCAAGAAGCGTCTGCCCGATCACCCCGTCGGTCGCCGAATCCGAACGAAGGGCATGGCCAACGCCTGGCAAACCGGCGAGCAGTGGCGCCACACCATGGTCGCTCGCGCCGCCCTCTGGGGCCTCGGCCTCTCCGAGATGAAGCGCGAGGCCGGTGGCGCATTCGCCGGCTTCGAGCCGCTCGACAACGAGCACTCCCAACTCGAACAGCTTTCGAACGGTCGCATCCGTTGCCAGTACTCGCCGCCAGGCGAGCCGCCGCGCGTCATCCCGCAAGAGCGCCTCTTCCGACTGCAGGGGCCCGGGTGCCACGAATACCTCGGCGCCGAGCTGCTCTCGCTGGCGCGCGAGGCCGTCGGCCTCTGGCTCGCCATGGAGCGTTTCGGCGGGATGTACTTCGCGCGAGGCGCGCGCCCTGGGATCGCGGTGAAGGTCAAGGGCAAGCTGTCGCCCGATGCCCGCACGGCGCTGCGTGAGCGATTCGAGCAGATGGCGTCCGGTTGGCGCAACCACTGGCGGCCGCTGCTGCTCGAGAACGACTCGGAGCTCCAACCCTTCGGCTTCAACGCGAAGGACTCCCAGCTGAACGAGGCACGCGACTCGCAGGTCTACGACATCGCACGATGGTTCGGTGTCCCTGCCCGCATGCTCCAGGTCGGCAAGCTCCAGCCGAGCGGCTCGGCCGAGCAGGACGGTCGCGAGCTCGTAGACTACGCGCTGCGGCCCTGGGGAGTCCGCTTCGAAGCTGCGCTCCAGCGCGACGCCTTCTCCGAGGACGACGTCTTCTGTGAGCACCTCTTCGAGGGTCTGCTTCGCGGCAACACCAAGGAGCGCTTCGAGGCCTACGCCCTCGCGATCATGAACGGCATCATGGCGGAGAACGAGGTCCGTATCCGCGAGAATCTGAACCCGATCGAGGGGCTCTGGGAACCGCGCCGATCGGTGAACCAGGACCGAGGCGCCGAGCCCCGGCGCGGCGAGGCGCGCCCGCGCCCGCCAGCGCGCGAGCCGGAACCCGAGGACGACGACGAGGCCACGCGCGGCGCCAGGCCGCCGCTCGCAGAGCCGCCGCGGCGGTTCGTGCTGATCACCGAGGCCGCCGCTCGCCGCGTCGTCGGCCGAGAGAAGGCGGCGCTCCGGGACCGTGGCGCGAAGCTGGCCGGCAAGGGCGCCGCCTGGTCCGAGTGGCTGACCGACTTCTACGGCGAGCAGCTTCCGGCGGTCGTCGCCGAGGCGCTCCAGCTCGAGCCCGCCGTCGTGCGCGATTACTGCGACCGGCGGCGCGCCGCGATCGAAACCGAGGGACTCCACGTCGCAGACGCCGCGTGGGAACAGTCCGCGATCCACGAGCTCGTCGAGCTCGCCACCAAGGAGACCGCCCATGCAGCGTGAGCCCCTGACCCGCGTCCAACGCCTCATCCGCGAGCAGCCCTGGGCGATGCTCGAGCCCGCCTTCGAGGCCATGGCCGAGGTCGTCGACCGGTGGGCGGCCGGAGTGACTCTCTCGGCCGAGGACCTCGAGGCAATCGTCGCCGCGCGCCGGCTTCCTCCGAGCTCGGCGGCGCCTGGCGCCGTCGCAGTGATCCCGGTGCAGGGCGTCATCTCCCACCGGATGAACATGCTCTCCGACATTTCCGGCGGGACGTCTACCGAGCGGCTCGGCGCCGCCATCCGCGCCGCGCTCGAGGACGCCAGGGTCTCGTCGATCCTGCTCGACGTCGACAGCCCGGGCGGATCCGTCCACGGCGTCGAGGAGCTCGCGGACGAGATCTTCGCCGCCCGCGGCCGCAAGCCGATCGTCGCCGCCGTCAACGCCACTGCCGCGTCAGCCGCCTACTGGCTGGCGAGCCAGGCCGACGAACTCGTGGTGACCCCGAGCGGAGAGGTCGGCTCGATCGGCGTCTTCACCTTCCACGACAACCTGTCGGCGATGGCGGAGAAGGTCGGCGTCCAGCGCACCTACATCCACGCCGGCAAGTACAAGGTCGAAGGTCACCCTTTCGCGTCGCTCTCGGACGAGGCTCGCGCCCACCTCCAGACGCGCGTCGACGAGGTCCACGGCGTCTTCGTCAAGCACGTCGCCCGCGGCAGGAAGACCAGCCAGGCGCGCGTGCGCGATGAGTTCGGCCAGGGTCGGATGGTCCCGGCCGGCAAGGCGGTCGCCCTCGGCATGGCCGACCGGGAGGAGACGCTGCAGCAGGCAATTCAGCGTCTGAGCGGCCGCGCCTCGAAGGCCGCCGGCGCCCGCGCCGAGAACGCCAGCGAGGGGGCGGGGGAGGGGGTTCCGACCGAGCCCGCGCCGATGGCCGCAGAGGCCGAGCGCGAGCGCCTTCGCCTGGCCACGGCGATCGCCTCGCGGCGGTGATTCCGGAGCGACTGTCGGGGTCGCTCGAGACGGGTCTGCTACCGTCTCTGCATCGAAGGCCTCCGGCGGCAGTCCGAGCCAACGTTCGGCTGAGCCGGTGAGCGACGCAGGGTAGGCGCGAGTCCAACGACGCGCGCACCTGCCGGACACCACGAACTGGTGGTGCCCTGGCGGTGCGCGCGTCGTCGCGTTACCCCCGGGCACCGGGGAGACAGCGATGGACCCGAGCAAGTACAAGGCCCTGCAGGACGAGAAGGCCCGAATTCTGGGGGAGTCGAAGAAGGCTCTCGACGATCCCAACTCCACGCCCGAGCAGATCGCGGCCGCCACGACCGCGGTCAACGACCGCCTGCCGCAGATCGATGCGCAGCTCGCCGCGATCGATCGGCTGCACAAGGAGGAGGAGACCGCGACGGCTCGCGCGAAGACGGCGATCGGCGTCCAGGTCACCGCCGGCTTCGAGAAGGATCCGATGCGCGGCTTCCGGAGCCTCGGCGAGTTCGCGCAGCAGGTCCGGCTCGCATCGGACCCGAGCCGCCCCGGCTTCGCGCTCGATCCGCGCCTCGCCGCCCTCCAGGCGGCCCCGGTCGATCCGCTCAAGCACGGCGGCGACGCGGGTGAGGGCTTCCTCGTCCCGCCGGAAGCCACGACCTCGATCTGGAAGGCCATCTACGGCGGCGAGGGGATTCTCGCCCGCATGAATCCGCAGCCGACGGCCGCGAACTACGTCGAGTTCGTGAAGGACGAGACGACCCCCTGGGGCGCCGCCGGCGTCAAAGCCTACTGGCTCGACAGCGGCGTGCAGATCCCCCGGTCGAAGTCCGGCCACAAGAAGGTCATGCTCAAGCTGCACCGTCTCGCGGCGCTCGTCGAGGTGACCGACGAGCTGCTCGAGGACGCGCCGCGCCTCACCGCGCTGCTGCAGGAGAGCGCCCCGGACGCCATCACCTACGAGGCCGAGGCCGCGCTGATCGCCGGCGACGGCGTCGGCAAGCCGCGCGGCTTCGCCTACACCGGTGGCCCCCTCGTGACGGTCGCCAAGAAGAGCGGCCAGGCTGCCGACACCCTCGTCGCGCACAACTTCGGCGCGATGTGGGCGCAGTCTCTCGACCCCGCCAACAGCTTCCTCCTCGGCTCGAAGACGACGATGCCGTCGCTCCTCGAGCTCAACGTCGGCAACCAGCCGGTCTTCATCCCGGCCAATCGTGGCCTGGTCGGCGCTCCGACGCCGGCGACGATCCTCGGCCTGCCGTACGTCTTCACCCGCCACGGCGAGGCGGTCGGCGACGTCGGCGACGTCTACATGGTCGATCCCTCCGGCTACATGTGCGCCGTGAAGTCGGGTGGCACGAAGTTCGAGGCCTCGATCCACCTCTACTTCGACTACGCGGTCACGGCGCTGCGCTGGATCTTCCGCATCGGCGGAGAGCCGATCCTCTCGGCCCCGATCGCCGGCCCGAAGGGGATCAACGAGTCGCACTTCCTCGCCGTCGCCGCCCGCGCGTAATCGCGAGCCACACCGAGAACGCACGAGGCCAAGGAGAGCACGATGAACCCGAACACCCGCCCCTCCGATCGCGTCACCCTCCTGGGTGTCGTCGACCCGCAGTCCGCTACCACCGCGAAGTCGACCGCCTGGGTGCCGATGGCCGGCTTCTTCGCGTTCCTCGCGAAGATCAAGGCCGGCGCCTTCACCACGAACGCGACGCTCAACGCCAAGATCGAGTGCGCCGAGGACGGCTCCGGCACCAACCCCGAGGACGTCGTCGGTCTCGCTATCACCCAGATGACCCAGGCCGGCACCGACGACAACAAGCAGGCCCTCATCAACTTCACGCCCGACCAGGTCGACTCTCAGTTCCCGGCCGCCACCCACGTCCGCCTGACCATCACGCCGGCCACCGCCGCCGTGCTGATCGACGGCGAGCTCCTGGGCTTCGACGCACGGCAGCAGCCGGCCGCGCACGCCGCCACCGTCGACGAGGTCGTCTGACGCCGCGCAACCACCGGCGGGGGTCCGGATCGTCGGGAGACGTCTCCGGGCCCCCGCGGACCTCCCGGACCCGCTGAGTGGACATCCAGGTCACCACCCCCGCCGCGAGCCACGCGCTCCTCTCCGTCGCCGCGATGAAGCCGCGCCTCGGCATCGCGGACGCCGACACGTCGAAGGACTCCCGCGTGCAGGAGCTCATCGACGCGATCTCCGCCGCGGCGGTGACGCACTTCGGGCTCCCGCTCGTCTACCAGGGCTACCGCGTCCGAATGGCCGGCAGCGGTCGCCACCGCCTTCTCCTTCCGCGCCGTCCGCTCGACCGCGAAGGACTCGAGGTCCGCCTCGACGACGAGCTGCTCGACGACATCGAGATCTCGAACGCGCAGCATGGCGAGCTCTGGCGCGAGCTCGGTTTCCCGGTCGGCTGTGCGCCTGTTGCCGAGTCGGGCGAGGACCGGTATCAGGTCGACCTCTTCGCCGGTCATGTCCCGCCGGCGAAGCTGCTCACCTGGTCGGCCGCTGCGACGCTCGCCGTCGGCGACTGGATCGCCCCGACGAACCCGGCCGTCTCCGGCCTCTACTTCCGCGTCACCACCGGCGGCACCACCGGCGGCACCGAGCCAATCTGGCCGACCGTCCCCGGCGTCTTCCCGGACAGCGGCATCGAGTACGTCGCGACCGACGTGCCGCGCGTCCCGCACGACATCCTCCGCGGCGCCATCTTCGCGGTCGTCTCCTGGTATCGCATGGAGACCGGCGCCGCGCTCGCCGGCGTCAAGCGCGACAAGATGGGCCCGCACGAGATCGAGTACCACGACGCGGAGAAGGTCCTCTCCGCTCTGGGCGGCCTGCCGAAGCCGACCGAATCGCTCTGGAACGCGGTGACGCTGTGAGCGGCATCGAGCGTTTCAACGACTCCGCCGCGCGCCTGGTCGATCTCCACGGCGACGACGCGACCGTCAAGGTCATCGACCCGCAGGGCGAGCACGACCTCGGAAGCGGCGAGGTCGTGGTGGATCCGCGCAGCTTCACCACAGGCTGCACGATCCCGATCAGCTACGCGCCGGGTCTCGTCGACGGGCAGCGGATCCAGGCCGGCGACTGCGCCGTCTTCATCCCGCGCGCAGCCCCCGAGGTTGCATTCGAGCCCGGGCCCGGAATGTTGGCCGAGGTCACCGAACCCGACCTGGCGCCGCGCCAGTTCGAGATCGTCAACGCGCCGCGGCTCGCCGGCGCCTACGAGCTGCAGCTGCGCGGCGGGACGGACTGATCGATGCGCATGAACACCGAGCAGTTCCTGCGCGAGCTCGACGCGGAAGTCGACGCCCTCTTCGAGAAGGATGTCCCGGACGCTGTGGACGGGATCGCTCTGGAGATCCGCCAGGACGCCGAGGACAACACGGAAGTGCACGAAGGGCACCTGAAGCGCGCCTGGATGGCCGGCCCGGTCGTGACCGAAGCTCGCAAATATCCCAGCCAGGAGCCAGGCGGCGACGCGGCCGCCCGCGCCGCGCTGGCTGGGCGCCGGCCGGGCGACTCCATCTTCATTTACAACAACGTCTTCTACGGCTACTTCCGCGAGTTCGGCACCATCAAACACGCGCCGCACCCCATGCTGCAGCCGGCGCTCCAGCGCGCCGGTGACATCGAGGTGCACCTGTGAGCTTCGCGTCCCGCAAGGCCGCGGTGCGCGCCCACTACGAGGCGAACGCGCCCGTTGCGCTCGACCGCATCGATCGCGTCGCGATCAACGGGCCGCCAACATTCAAGCCGCCGAAGCTCCCGGACCTCACCGGGCTCTCGGGCGCGGCAAAGCTCGTGGCGCTGCAGAGCGCGGTCTGGATCCGGGTTTCGTTTCACACCGTGCCGAAGTCCGGCCGCCCGCTCCACCTCGGCGCCTGGTCGCCAACCGAAACGAAGGCCGCCGTGCACCAGCAGATCTTCGCGCCGGCCGGGTACGGAGAGGATTTCGTTCTGCCGATCCTCGACGCGGCGCGCGCCGTCTTTCACCGCCAGCACCTGCTCGGCGGCGACATTCGATTCCACGATTCCGAAGATCCGATCACCGTCACGCCCGAGGCCGATGGGTCGAAGTGGGCTCAGTTCAACGTCGTGACGCCGTGCACCTCGAGCGACGAGGTCGCGGCCTGACAGGAGGCAACCATGGCCGGACAGATCCAGGACTCGACCTTCTCGACCGCGCGCTGGGTGCCCGAGGTCTCGCTCGGCGTCACCCCGGCGGCCAACTTCTACGAGCTCAACGTCACCAACGCGGCGCCGAAGCGCAACCGCAACCGTGAGCGGCCCAACGTCTGGAGCCGCAGCCGGCGCCCGCACGCCGGCCGCATCGTGTCGAAGGAGGGCGCCCTCCAGATCGTCTCGCCGCTCCAGTACCAGAACCTGCTGCCGGTGATCGAGGCCTTCATGGGCTCGGCGACCGGCGCCCCGCTTACGCTCACCGGCACCGACATCGAGTTCGACGGAACTCTCAACACCATCGAAGCGCCCGCCGGGCTCGGCATCTTCCCCCTGGCCTACATGCTGCGCGTGCGCGGCGCCACGCAGCCGGAGAACAACGGCTGGAAGGGTCCCGTCCTCGTCTCCTCGGCCACGGCCCTCGAATTGCCGCCGGGCCAGGTAGTCACCGAGGCCGCCGGGGCGTCGATCACGCTCGAGGTCGTGCCTCTCCTCGACGGCTTGACCGAGAAGAGCGGCTCCTTCCAGTGGCACGCCACCGAGACCGGCTACCGCCGGACCATGGTGGCCGCCAAGGCCGACAAGTACGCGCTCTCCTGGCAGGAGGGGCAGTACATCACGGAGACGATCGACCTCATGGGCCGCGCGCCGGTGAAGGACTCCGCCGGCATCGGCACCACCGTCGCCGCTGGCTGGCCGAAGTCCTCGCGGCACTTCACTTCGGCCGAGGATCTCAAGCGGATCTACATCGGCAACTCGAACCTCGGCACCAACGAGCTCTGCCTCTCGAAGCTCGACTTCGCGGCCCAGAGCAACCGCAACAAGGTGATGGCCCTGAACCTCGGCGAGCCGAAGGACCACATCATGGGTCAGCTCTTCGCCGAGTTCACCGCCGAGGCCTACGCGGACGCTGCCGCGATCGCCGTCCAGGACGCCTTCGACGCCGACGAGACCGTCTTCGCGTTCGCCGCGATGGAGGATCCGGCCGGCAACGGAATCTGCATCCTGCAGACCGCGGCCAAGGGTGACGGCGAGATCGAGCCGGGCGAGCGCAACTCGCTGGTCCAGTTCGGCGGCATCCGTGTCGACGGTCACGACCCCGCGAAGGACGAGAACTCCGACTTCTACAACGCCGGCGCCGGTCCCGGTTTCATGACGGGCATCTTCTTCGCGCCGGCCCCCTGATCGATCCGGGAGCCCGGGGCGGCGGGCAGCAGTCACGGGGTGGGGCCGCGCCCCCCACCCCGAATTCCCGGAGGAAGGATGGCCAAGAAGAAGCTGATCCAGGGCGGCGAGGCGACCGAGCCGAGCGCCAGCTCCCCGCAGCTGCCCGCCGGCGCCTCGGCCCCGACCGCCACCGCGGCGGTGGCGCTCGAGATCCCCGACACCGAGTTCGACGAGTCCGCATTCCAGGCTCTCCTCGACACGCTCGATGCCGGCCTGCGCCGCGCCGCGACCGACCCCGAGGCGGACCCGACACCCTCCTACAAGGCGGTGAAGACGGTCGCCGAGCAGCTCCAGATGGAGTCGCGCGCCCGCGACGGCATCTGGAC